CCCAAACAACGGGGCCATGAGTTAAAGAACCAGTTCGAGACTCAGATCGAGGAGCGCACCAAGAAGATGATAATGGATTGCGTACCCGGTGCCTTAACCCAGCTTAAAACCCTCTCTGAAGGCGCTGAGAGCGAGTCTGTGCGACTTGGAGCGGTAAAGGATATACTGGACAGGGCTGGCCTAAAACCGACTGAGAAGGTCAAAACAGAAATTTCCCATGTGGAGACTGCATCTACTGATGAGTTAAAGAGAGAACTGGAGGCCTTAACAGGGTCTAGTTCCATATCGGAAATTCCAGAACTCGTAAACTGAGCGGGGTTGAAGTATCTGAATAAAGATATTGAGAGAGTGGCTAAAAGAGCAGAGTTAGAACAAGCGGTAGAGATAGCTAGGGAGATCAGGCAGCGGGAGCGATTCAACAAGATCGACTTCTATGATCCCTACCCCTACCAGCAGAGATTCCACGAAACAGGCGCAGATTGTAATCAGCGACTACTGATGGCGGCTAACCGCATAGGTAAGTCCTATTGTGGTGCGGCTGAAGTAGCATACCACCTTACTGGGCTATATCCCAAGTGGTGGAATGGTCGTAGATATACCCAACCCATCACTGCGTGGTGTGGTGGAGTATCGAATGAAACAACCCGCGATATTGTACAGGCGGAGTTATTGGGTTCCCCGGATGACCCGGAAGCCTTCGGTTCAGGTGCTATACCTAAAAAAACAATAATCAAAACTGAACGCAAGCCCGGTGTTCCTAACGCCAAATCAGTAGCGCTGATAAGGCACGTTAGCGGTGGGAACTCTTCTTTATTCTTTAAAGCCTACGAGATGGGCGTAGAGAAATGGCAGGGTCGTTCTGTTGACTGTGTGTGGTTAGATGAAGAGCCAAGCAGAGAGTTGTACAGTCAGGCGGTGACGAGAACCCTTGACCGGCGGGGGATGGTCTACATGACCTTTACTCCAGAACATGGAATGACGGAAACGGTTGCCTCGTTTATGAACCGCATTCAGCCGGGGCAATCCCTGACTAATGCGACATGGGATGATGCGTCAGAGAAGATATTATCCATGAAAGGGGAGAGGGGCCATCTCTCTGAGTCTGTAATGACCCAGATTCTCTCAGCATACTCCCCGCATGAGAGGGAAATGCGGCGATACGGAAGACCCTCGATAGGCTCCGGCCTTGTCTTCCCCATCTCAGAAGAAGATATAATGATTAATCCAACGGAGATTAAAGATCATTGGCCCAGAATAGCTGCAATAGATTTTGGTTGGGATCACCCAACAGCAATGGTTTGGTGCGCTGTAGACAACGAGAGTGAAACCTTTTACATCTACGATTGTTACAGAGCTTCCAAGGCAAGTCCTATGGTTCATGCGCAAAATATAAGGATGAGACCGCATTTTATACCCATAGCCTACCCGCATGACGGAAATCGCAGGGATAGCATGGGGAACCCCGGATTAGCCGACCAGTACAGGAACTTAGGATGTAATTTCCTACTACAGCATTTTACCAATCCTCCGGCATTGGGTACGGACAAGGGGTCCAACTCAATAGAAGAGGGTTTGATGGCAATGCTTCAAAGCGTTGAGGCTGGCAAGTTTAAAGTATTCAACACTCTTGGAGACTGGTTTGAAGAGTTCAGGATGTATCATAGGAAAGATGGAAAGGTTGTCCCATTGAGGGATGATCTTATGAGCGCGACAAGATATGCGTTTCAATCCCAGCGTTTTGCTATAGCGGGGGAAGACCCCTCATGGACAGCAGACGTAGAATATAGGAATTATGGAATCGTTTAATGGCTAAAGAAAAAATCACTGAAGACGAATTACTCGCTAGAATAAGAGATGAGATCACTGACTCTCTAGGCTATGGTGACGAAATATCTAAACAGCGTGAAACCGCTATGGAATACTACTATGGTCTCCCTTTCGGCAATGAAGTCGAAGGAAGGTCTCAGTTTGTGGATTCCACGGTTCAGGATACGATAGAATGGATTAAGCCCTCTTTGATGAGAGTGTTTGCTACCGGCGATGAGATGGTTAAATTTACACCTCACGGCCCTGAAGATGTACAGATGGCTGAACAAGCCTCAGACTATGTGAACTATGTATTCACCAAGGACAACCCCGGATGGGAAATCATGTACTCATGGTTTACCGATGCCTTACTATCCAAGAATGGAATAGTGAAAGTATGGTGGGATGAGTATGAGGAAGAAGAAAGAGAGGAATACCGCAACCTAGATGAAGCCGGCCTCATGTCCCTGCTGTCTGAAGAGGACGTAGAAGTAGTAGAGCATACGCCTCACCAGATTGAAGGCGAACCCCCGTATCACGATCTTGTAATAAAGCGCAAGAATTACGATGGGCGAATAAAGATAGAGAATGTCCCACCCTCTGAGTTCCTTATCTCCAGAGAGGCTAAGGATATACAGAGCGCAAGATTTGTTTGTCACCGGGTAAAGAAAACCCTATCGGAATTGAGAGAGATGTATCCTGATGAATCACTCGATGTTGAGGATTTAACTGGAAGTGACGAAGACATGGGTTCCATGTTTGGTGAATTTGAGGCAAGACACAATTTTGACAATAGCTCCAACTTTGGGCTGAATGATACTATAGCATCTGAGGAAGCGCTGAGAACATACTGGCTGCATGAAAGTTTCATGAAGACCGATTATGACGGCGATGGTATTGCTGAACTCAGGAAGGTATGCACCGTAGGTGATCGTATTCTGGCGAATGATGCTATAGATAAAAGCCCATTCGTATCAATCACGCCGATTAAAATTCCACATAAGTTCTTTGGGTTGTCAGTAGCTGATCTAGTCATGGACCTTCAGCTAATTAAGAGTACCATGCTGAGAACGCTCCTAGATAACGCCTATAATCAGAACTTTGGAAGATATGCAGTTCTTGAGGGGCAAGCAAACCTAGACGATCTACTCACACAGAGACCCGGGGGTGTGGTTCGGGTAAAATCCCCCAATGCTGTAACGCCCCTACCCACTCCTGCTTTGGAGCCTTATACGTTTCAGATGCTTGAGTACATCGACTCTGTTAGGGAATCCAGAGCGGGTGTCTCTAAAATGTCACAGGGCATGAATGAAAACGCCCTAACCTCACATACCACAGCCACTGCTGTCAACGCTGTTATGACTGCGGCACAGAGCCGGGTTGAATTGATAGCGCGAAACTTTGCTGAAACCGGCGTCAAAGACCTGATGATCTGTATATATGAATTACTATACAAGAATCAGGACAGAGAGCGTATGGTTAAGTTGCGCAACAACTGGGTTCCTGTAAGACCAGACGTTTGGAAAGATAAATACGATTGTTCTGTAAGCGTGGCTCTTGGAAGTGGTAACAAAGATCAGCAGATGGCGCATCTATCTCAGATGCTCTCATTCGCCGGAGAGGCGATGAAGGGTGGTCTGCCTATTGTTAATGCACAGAATATGTATAATCTTGGCGCATCCCTTGTAAGGGCTATGGGATTCCAGAATGTCGATGATTTCCTGACTAACCCGGCAACTGTTCCACCGAAGCAGGAAGGGCCATCACCCGAAGAACAGGCACAGCAAATGGAAATGCAACTCAAAGAGAAAGAGTTGGAAATAAAAGCGGCTGATGTTCAGGTCAAGATGCAGAAGATTCAGCAGGAGTACCAGAAAGATGCAGTAGATGCACAGCTTAAAGCCGCTGAATTGAAATTGGAAGCAGAACAGAACAGGCCAGTAGCTATAGGAAATACATAATGCCATCACAAGAGGAGATAGTAGTTTAATCAAATATGGATAACGAATTAAGGGAACACAGGGCTAAGGCTCTAGTTGATAACCCGCTGTTTCAAGAAGCATTTGATGTACTAAAGGAAGATTTAATGAACCGCTGGAATCACAGTGGTTCGACAGATTTGGAAGCCAGAGAATCAATATGGCTTGCAATGCGACTGCTTGACAGAATCTATGGTCATGTAACGTCCATTATAGAAACAGGACACATGAACAAGGTAATGGAAAAGCAACACCCATACATCTGACAAGAGGAATTTAATTATGGCGGATAAGCAAGAAGCCCCGCAAGAAGTTGGAGATACGCAACCCGGTAGTTTATGGGAAGCACAAGAGGCATTACTTAAGATGATGGAACCGGAAACGGAAACTCCAGAAACTGAGGAAGCACAACCTACTGAAGAGGAAGAGTCTCAACCCGAGGAGGAAGACGAATCATTAGAAGAGGATACCGAAGAGGAAGAAGAGCCGGAAGGTGAAGAAGAATCTGAGGAAGCCGATGTTGAAGAGGGAGAGGAACTTTATAAAGTAAAGGTCGATGGATCTGAACGGGAAGTCAGCCTCGACGAACTTCTTAACGGCTATAGCCGACAATCGGATTATACCAAAAAGACGCAACAGTTAGCACAAGAACGTCAAGGAATGGCGCAACTGCAACAGCAGTGGCAACAGGAGATGATAGCAGCGCAGACTGAGCGTCAGCAGTACATAGACGCACTTGGACAAGTTGTTAATCAGTCTATGACAGGACTTGAAGAATACGCCAACATTGATTGGGAAACATTGAAGGAAGATGACCCGATAGCTTATGTTACTAGGCGTGATGAGTTCAGAGAAGCACAGGGAAATGTAAGGGCGATGCAGGAGCAACAGGCTTATGCCATGCAACAGCAAGAAGCAGAAATGCAGAATGCCATACAATACCGTGCTAGGGAGGAAATGGGAATGCTGGTACAGAAGATTCCAGAGTGGAAAGATAAGGAAACCCGTCAAGAGTTGACAAAGAACCTTAGAGAGTACGCCACGGGACAGGGATTCTCTCCAGAAGAAATATCTTCTCTAATAGACCATAGGTCTCTCATAGTTCTTATGAAGGCACAGAAGTATGATGCTATGCAGAATTCTGATGTGAAATCTAAGAAGCTGAAAAACAAACCCAAGGTTGTAAGGTCTGGAACAGGTACTACCAGTAAGGCTACCTCCAAATCAAAACGTGCTGCAAAAATGAAGCGTCTTCAAAGTACAGGTCATGTCGATGATGCGGCCTCTATTTTAGAAGATATGTTTAATTCCTAAAAAGGAGACAATGATATGGCTATTGCCACGAATACGTCTCTTACTTTTAGTTCTGTGCAGATTCGGGAACAACTTTCTGACGTAATTCATAATATTGCTCCCTTGGATACGCCCTTTCTTTCAGGCTGTGCTAAACAGAATATTGAAAATACTTATTTTCAATGGCAGACTGATACGATTACCGCTGGCGCGGCTAACCGTAAAATCGAAGGCGACGACAGCATTGCTGCCACCGCTAGGGTGCTTCCGACATTAGTGGGAAATTAT